CTTTACCTCTATCTGCTTAATCGGGTTCCAGCTACCGCAACTACTTAACAGCAGCAGAGTCGGGGGGTAAAGCAGTAAGGCTTTCCAACCTCTCAAAAAGCTTTTTTGTTCCATTGTTAATCTTACTCTCCACCAAGTTAGGCTTCTTCTGGCTCAACCTAGTCAAATCGTGTTTCCGTAATTTATCTATCAAGTTATTCCTGTACTCTTCAGCCTTCTGTAACTCAGTCGCTAGCTTTTTATTCAGGACACGGAAATCTTCCGCATCCTCAACAAGCGTTTGGATTGTATCGTCTTGCTGTTGTTTGGCCACTTCAAGTTTAGCATTGTTCTTTGTCAGCGTTTTAATTCTTTGCTGAGTGTCCTTATAATAATAATACCCACCATAGCCCACGCCACCCACAAGACCCAGCACCACAATAAGAGCGTAAACCTTTAGCATCGATCTAAGCTCCTATTTTTTAGCACTCATGTATGCTGTCATCCCCATGAACGAACCGACGACACCAGCCATTCCGATGTAGAAAAGGCCAAAGAGATCAGCCAAAGCTTTAATCCGAGAATCAGGAAAAATAGGAAGGAAAAGAAAAGCAGTAAAAACGAGCATGGATATAATAGAAATCCAAGCCATCTTTCTTTGAGCGTCTGCCTTTTCTTCTGCAACTTCGGTTTCGTGTATGGCCTTGACTGTTGCAAGTTCAGCATCGCTAACCACACCATCCCCATCAACGTCGTACTCCTCGTAAATGCTGTCCTTTTGCAGGGTTTTCTTTCTCTTAGTAGCCATTGTCCTCTCCCGTCTTCATCATGTCACTCAAAACATTTGCGCGGTCACCCACTTGCCTTGCCCACTTCGAGTCAAGCATCTCAACACTAGCCTCTTCGTAGCGCCCGTTCTCAATATGAGCGAGTGTGTTGACAAACTTAGACAAGGAGCCAAGCCCCATGTTGAAAGCCATGTCCACCACAACCCTCTGACGCACGTCATCCATACCAGACCACCACGGGAAGGCGCTCTCTACTTCTTCCTGAAAGTCCCTGATGTCATTGGCAAGCATCAACTCGATCTCATCATCTGATAGACCTCTATCCTTGAGATTGCGCCCCACGCCAATGGTCTCAATGCCTTCTGTGTCAAGGTACACTTTAGATCGCACCCCTTCGTGAACCTTCAACTGTGTTATTAACCTGTCAATATCCATAATGCCTAGCCTCGTTTAAGTTACTGGTAACTTGTAGCCATAGAATTTCCGTGACCAGCGCCTGTGCCTTAGCAACGGTCTCCATATGTATGGAAAGGCCCAGCTTATTTTCATAACCGTCGAGTTAATCAGGTTATACGGAAACCTCATAGGTCTCATATAATCTATAAACAGTATCACCCGTAACTCGTCAGTTTCATTGACGGCGTAGTGATTGTATGTGTCATCAAACAGAACGACCTCGCCATTCTGCCAGTGATACTTGTCACCCTCTACGTTGATGTGGCACTTCTTTGGATCGGGTATAATCAAACCCATATGCATACGCAGTACCCCAGCCCACGGCCCTTCGTGTGGGTTAAGCACCTTTTCTGGGCCTAAGACAGAAAGGTACGCAGAAACAACCCGCCTGTCTTTGTTGAGTATGCCCATGAGGGCGGGGAAATTAGAAGCGTTCTTCTTAAAAGTTATGCCAGCCCCCTTAAGAAAGAACATGCGCCACTTGTCGTCGTTGCTTATGTAAGTCTGATCCGGGGATATATCTTGGAATGGCGCGAAGTCATCGTATCGCTCCATAATTTTTTTGGTCTCGTCCAGTATAGGGGAGTAGTTTTTTTCTAACTCACTAGACAATGGGGTTGAAGAGGGATCAAAGAACCTCCTGTCTCCCCACAGACAGGCTTTGCGAAAGGGCTTCTTTACAATCTGTGCAAGCCTGTAAGCACTCATTGCACTGCTATCTTTCTGAGTATCGGCACCGCTGCTGTGATAGCTAATTCCTGCTGCCTAATGATGTTAAGCAACTCCCTCTTTGCTTCCGGGTCAATCGATGACCTGAGGATTTCGTTCTTCTGTTCTCGCACCTCCTTAAGCTGCTGACGAATTCTCTTTACCTCATTCTCCAAGGCAAGAACCGTTCCCCTCTTAGTCACAATCTCTGTAATCTTTTCGGCATCGCCTTCACGCTCAGCCGCCTTAAAAGTATTAACGGCTGTTTTAACAAGCTGGTCTAGCTCATAGAACTGAATGACAGTGCCGCGACTGTTAGGGTCTTGGAAGAAGCTCCTCACCATAGGAAGGCTGTACCAATTCTTATCGGGAGGTAGCGACTTATCGGGAGATTGGAACGCATCTATCATATGACTTGCGGCTGACAAAGCATAGCTTCCCAATGTCCCGGTATACCCTTTGATAAGGTGATCAATTTTGAGCGGAGACATATTTAATTGTTTGCCGAGATTAAGCGCAAGACTGCTGGTCCCTTGGAACTTCTTATAGTCAGAGTCCAAGCTCTTCATATAAGCAGGAACAATCTCTCTCCCCGAAAAGACTGAGTAATTAGTAATTACCTCCACAGCAGGAGTAATAATCTGAGGGGGGTTAACTGCTAGTGTTGAGGTGACGCCTCTCCTCAAAGAATCTAGAACATCTTGCCCTGTGTCAGAGTCAAACGACCATTGCATAATCCGCTCAGGTATTGTCTTAAATAAGAAACCAACCTCAAACGGAACTGGTATTTTTACACAAGCCCCGCCAAAAGGTGTGGGCACAAACCAGTTTAAATCTCTGGCTTCAGCAGTCGCGTTCTTGTAACAATCTTCATCTCTCATAAGAACGCTATACAAAGCCGTTGCGCTTACAATAAGAGAAGCCTTTGCAATAGCTGCCTTTCGAGAAGCGTTTGGGTTCGCCGTTTCTTTGCTAAAACCGGCTCTGTACAGGACATCCAGCCCCTGCAATCGTGCATTCAGAAAAGGAATGACAGCAGTAGAAATGCGAACTAATGGCCACGACCCGCGTCTGCTAAAGTTAAGAACTTCAAGCGCCTCAAAAACAGCTTGGGCTTCATTGCCAGTTTTTTCCAAAACCCTTTTATAAACCGCAATTCTTGTTGCTGATTCTGAGGCACTGGTTGCAACGGTAGTTGCATCCCATAATTTTTTAAAAGGACTAGCCGCTGTTTCTGAAACGCCAGATGGTTTTTGAGTTTTTGTTTTACTCTTGATGTATTTAGCCATGTCCTTAGGGGTTCCGGCAAAATCAAACCCTCCAAAAACCCCAGCCAGCCTTAAAGCCTCGGAAGACTCGCTGCCTCGTATAACGTCCATAACGCCTTTTGCGCTATCAATAACTGGTATGTAATTTTGCCCCGATGTAACCCACGCGCTTAACGTATCACGCATCATATTCCGCAACATAAATCCGGGGTCTCTTGTAACAAGTTCCCTCAACACCTTTGCTGGAGTTGCTGCGAAACCGACAAACACATTATCCATAATACTGTCGGTGTTCTGCCCCAGAATTGTCATGCTCGTGTAGAGAAATTCATCAACAATTTCAAAGTAACGATCAACACCGTCTACTCGTATCTGAACAGTTTGTCTTGGCTTGTTTCCTGACTCATCAGGAGCAACCTCAGAAGCTACCCCCAAGGTCAGGGAGTCCCTGATAACCCTTTGAGCGGCTATATTTTTCATGCCGCCCTGTATTGCTGTAGCTGTGTTCCTTGCGACGTTATCTAGAAAATCATCTACCCTGCGAGGGGCGGCATAAAGATCGACCGAAACATCTGGATTAGATTGTCTTAGGGCACGAACAGACGCGACGGCTTTGTTGTAACTGTCGTACTGTTCCGGCTGAACCTGCCCGTCTATATCTATTTGGAACACCCGGCCAGCGCCAACAAGACGCTTATCAACTCGCTTACCGTCTAGGGGGATACGAGACCGTTCGCTTCCCTCCGCTCCTTTTAGGGGGGCCAAGCCCTGACCATAGGTTCCAAGCGTAGGATCGCCGGGATAGAAGTATGTTAGGTCTTGAGTTCCGTCAGCGCCCTCTAAGGACTGCCTGTAATAGGGGGTATAATCAGCAGTATCAATCCACGTCTGGCCCATCTTGGCTGTGATCAACCCAGTGTCAACCATGTACTTAACTAGGTAGCTGTTCCAGACCTGATATTCATCAAAGACTTCTGCGAAGTAATCATACTTGTCACCAAGCGACAGACCATTAAGGACATCCTGATCAGTCATGCCAGAATTGATTTTCTGTTTGTTAAGTCTTTGCGCCCTTCTTGCCTGAGCATAGGTGCCAAACTGAGAAACAACGCGGTTCTCTAAAACAGGGCTTAATATAAAAGCAAGGCCGCGAATTGATTGCCCTTCGATATCGCTCGTTACATAGGTAAACCCTAGCTCCTTATCGTAGACGGGAACCCCGTCATAGAAAGCAGCCTTTGTTACCCCCGCATGTTGTTCAGCCATGAGGACAGCAGAGAATGCGTTGGCATCCGCTAAAACTTCCCCCGCAACCTTTGCTGCTTTTCTGGAAAGAACAGATATAGCTTCATATTTGCTAAGCATACCTTTTCTAAATTTACTTTTAATCAAGTCCCAGTTATTGCTAAACAATACACTGTCTGTGTAATCACCAAAGACTGCACTAAGCCAAGCCTGACCAGCGGTCTCCTCTGTATTAACAGCTTGCGTTCTGTTGATTGTTTCCTGAACTTCAGGGTTTTCGTCCTTGACCGTGCCGCCCCTAGAAAACTTTTCCTTTGCAGCCTTGTTAAGCTTCAAGACAGGGCGATCAGTAGGTTTCTTTGTCGTAAATGTTAAGACAGTTTCCTGTGCGGTTGGCGAAGTAGCTGCAAAATTAGGGCCAAGGACACCGCTCTTCCTCAGCCGCTCTACTTCTTCTCTGTTATATTTTTCACGGAGAACCTCGCTGTCAGGATAAGATGTGGTAATTCCTAAAAATTCCTGCCCTGACTTATCGTCTACCTGTCTATCAAATACCACAACAACATCAGTGCTTGATCCTGTTGGCCTCCAGATCAATTCCAGTGCATTACGTTTGTCGCTTTGCTTTAATTTAAATCTTGACTTGTCAACACCAGATATCCGCGCTTGTGTAAATGCATCAAGGGCAGAACCTATTGCGCTAGCAGAACTTGTAAAAGGTAAATCTTCTACACCTTGGTAGTCTTCGTCATGAAGGCTGGCGTGTTTTAAACCATAACCTCCAGTCTCGTAATTCTGACCAGCGGCCATACGCACATTTAAGAATTTACCGTTGAATGGAAGCTTACCCCAAACATCACTGCGTGTACCGTCAGCCCGTGCCCGTTTAACAAACCTGTTTGCAGCAACATCGGCTGGGTCTTGCGGATACTTACGCGAAAACTTTTCATCAGGAACAAATGATTCTTGCGTATTAAAGTTGGTCTCGTCCTGAAGTTCCTGAAGATTGACAGGCTCTACAAGATTTTCAATGCCCTCGTTAATAACAAACTCTGGCAGTATCCCGACTTTCTGGTCTGCATAAACTGTATCAGCGGCAGAAGCGGTTTCATTTTGCTTGGCTGCTGGCCCGTAGTTAACCCAAGAATTTTGTCCACGGGCTTCACTCGCCAGTGCCGCTCGTGCCAAGGGACTAAACATAACCGCATGGCTGGCATATGCAGCATCTTCTCCAGCAGCTCTGAACCCAAAGCCTTCTTTGACGTGACCGAAGTAATCATGAACCACTCGGGAGATGTCATTCACCCTTGCCCGACGACCTGATATAAACTCGTCAGTAAAGCGAAGCATCGGGTTGTCAGCTACTTCTTCCGCAGTAACCCCGTCCATGCCGTACCCCGCATCCGTGGGGAAGACATACATATGATTGTTTTGTTTCACATCTTCGATCATCTCACGCGGCGAGGCGGCGTAAGGGTCAACGTCAGACGGATAGAACTCTACCTCAAGACCCGTGTCTTTGATGAAGTCATACTGCGTCATGACCTCTTCTGCCAAAGCGTCATAAGCCGCTTGCGTAAAGGAATCCTCTGGGGTGTTCGGCATGTCTTCGTATGCTTGCGCTATACGAGTTGCCCGTTCTCCGTCCACTGGTCCGTAAACGTAATTACCAACAAGCTCAGGCACACTGCGCCCAACGGTTTGACCATAGTCACGGGCAGCTTGTCTCGCTGGTGCAAACGGCTCAGTGGGAACTGGGCCTGTTCCGGGTATATTGTAGGAAGCTGGTAGCCCTTCTACCCTTACTTCTTCTTGCGCGGTAGCACCCGACCTATCCTGTGCCTGTAGCTGTCTCTCGCTTCGAGATAGTCCTGCTCTGTCGGGTATGCGGCTCTCGACGGCGCTGTCGGTACTCCGGCGACTAAACTTTTCTCTGTTTCCATACTTGAGTCTTGCGCTTGTGATGGAGTCTTCGAGTAAAGGTTCAAGTTCGCTCCGCTTAAAATTCTTGACCCTTTCTGCAACAGCGGGTCCGTATCTTTGATCGATCCTTTGTAAGTAAACGCCACCTGTATTGTCCTCCGTCCACTTGTTTTCTACAGAATCGCCTTCGTAAAAAGCTGTCTCACCCTCCAGATCAATGCCCATTTCCTCAGAAATTTGAGAGATAGCGGTAGCTACATCACCATCAGGCTCTAACCTAGATAACAAACCGGCTTTCTTTGTATCAAAAAGAATAAGCATTGCCGCGTTGCCATTCTCGTCAATAGTCCCAGTGTACCCCGTGATAATGTTATCTGCGTCAGGTAACCGGGCATCCTCTTTCCCAGCCTTG